GAGAACATTTGTCAGTGGCTTCGTATTCAGTTGAACTCTGCATTCCTCGATCAGGGTAGGTCAGCGGAAGTTATTCGAGTGCTCGTCAAGGAGACAGAAAGCTCCTACGCCGAATGGACAAGGTAGAGTACATCGGATTCATGGACCTTAGGTCTCACGCAGCTCTGCACGATACCTGCCTCGTCCTACCATCTCTCAATCATGCATTCCACCTGTGGCTATACTACAGGGAGTTCGCCGTTGAAGGTCATAAGTCATTCTACAAGACCAAGACAGGGGTCGCCCTAAGGGATACCCGCACGCAGTTGAGACTGTGGGTCCCTTACGAACGCGAACCTACGATGCCAATGGACCATGAAAGGTTCAGGAAGGGGTTCGTCCTTGTCAGTCCATATCCAGATGTACGACGTTGAAGTATACATCCCCCACAGGTTCATCAAGAACCTGACAGGAAAGAACTTCGAGATGCTAAGTGGCGCATCCTACGTTAGGGTCTTGACTCTCATGGGCTTCGATAGGTTCGACTCAAGTGGCATCAAGTCGTGGGATGATCCCGCTATGGACCGAGTCGTGTTTCGATTCCGCACGAGTAACGTTATCAAGCCAATACTGTTCGGAACTTCTTTGCAGTACAGATCCAAGGAGGTCAGGTAATGCAATACGTCGAGTTGACAAGGAACGTAGAAGGCAAATGGTACTTACGGGTGGTAGGTGCTAACGGAGAGATCATTGCTACATCCGAGACCTACGCCACTAAGTGGAACGCCCGGCGAGCTGCTAAGGTCAACTTCCCAACCCTGGAGGTCAAGGAGAAGTGAAGCTACTAGAGATCTACACATCCGTCCAGGGAGAGGGACCCAACGTTGGTATCCCAACGACGTTCGTCCGCTTCGCTGGATGCAACATGAGATGTCCTGGCTGGCCTTGTGATACGCCCTACGCCATCTTCCCGGACCAATGGCGTCACGAGTTCGAGAAGGTCACTCCGCACGATCTGGTCAAGCGGTGTGTTGACCTCGTTCCTAGGCACGTGTGCATCACCGGAGGAGAGCCTCTCCTGCAACCGAAGGACGAGATCAAGTCACTGGTTGGCCAGCTTACTAACAGTGGCTTCACTATCGACCTGTTCAGTAACGGTTCTAGGGACCTCGAAGACTACGGCATGATGAGGTCTGAAGTCACAATCATCATGGACTGGAAGCTTACAGGTAGTGGGGAGGCTCTAAGCTTCCTGGACATGCGTAAGGTGAACGTGCATCGACTTGAGAAGAAGGACGCAGTCAAGTTTGTAGTCAAGGACCATGCCGACTTCAACGAGGCTCTAGACGTTATGAACCTGATGATGATCGATGGACCAAGAGTGTACTTCTCCCCTACGTGGGGAGAGATGAACCCCGCAGATCTTGTCCGCTGGATGGAAGAGGAAGGATTGTCACAAGCATGGCTGAACCTACAAACACACAAGTTCATATGGGATCCGAATCAGAGAGCCATCTGAGGTATGACGGCACCGAACAGTTGGTCGCCAAGCACTTCGAAGAGATCCTGGTTCTGCTCGGATACAACCCAGAAGACAACCCACACGTTGGAGACACGCCTAGGAGGGCCGCGCGTGCCTGGATCGATCTTACGCAACCTGAAGGATTCAACTTCACGGTCTTTGAGAACAGGGATATCGACCAGATGGTTGTCTGTCAGGATATTCCGTTCTTCAGCCTATGTGCTCACCACATGCTCCCTTTCTATGGGAAAGCGCACCTGGCTTACATTCCAGAGGGTAAGATACTCGGACTCTCTAAACTGGCGAGGACAGTCGACCACTTCGCTAGAGGTCTCACGGTTCAAGAAGAGCTCACTAAGGACATCATGGACTTCATGGTCGAGCAGGTTGACCCGAAAGGGGCGGCCGTGGTAATGCAGGGCCATCACTTGTGCATGGCGATGAGAGGTATCCAACGTCCTGGACACTTGACCACAACGTCTGCGATGCATGGGGTCTTCTTGGACCCAAGGCGTGAAGCACGGTCGGAGTTCTTCAACATCATCAATGGGAGTGGAAATGGCAGCTGACATCGTTGAGCACCCTGCGCACTACAACTCTCACCCGTCAGGTGTTGAGTGCATCGACATCGTGCAACACTTCGAGTTCAACATCGGGAACGCGATCAAGTACCTCTGGCGAGCTGGTCTCAAGGACGGTTCCGATTACAAGACAGACCTGGAGAAGGCTCGGCAGTACATCGAGTTTGAACTGAGGCGGTACGACGAGTACGACTTGGGGGTCGAATGAAGCTAGCAGTCATTGCTCCGTCGAAACATCTGCTACGGTACTGCCGTAGTGACTATCATCTGTGTCTCGCTCACCTGATGAACGATTCCGCGTACGTCAACTTCTACAGGTACACGGCTCGTGGCTACGTCATCTTGGACAACTCGGTGATGGAGCTGGGTGACTCTGTGGACGCAGAGTTCTTGGAGAAGGCGATCTACCAGTTCATGCCACGGGAGTTGGTACTGCCAGATGTCCCACAGGACGATCAAGCAACCTACTTCAACGCGGAACGATATGCTCCCTACTTCAAGGACAAGTTCCCGGACTTGAAGTTGATGGTCGTGCCTCAGGGTGAGAATCTAGTCTGCTGGATGAAGGACTACTACAAGTACCTTCAGATCCCTGAGGTCGATGTCATCGGCATCCCGAAGCACCGGAAGGAGATGAGACTTGACATCCTCAAAGAGATCTCCAAAGATAGACCACCTCGATGGGAGCATCATCTTCTAGGCACTTGGGGGAACCCTGCACTCGAGCTCCCAGTGGTTGCAAAGCAGTACGAATGGGTGCGAGGAGTGGATACGAAGCTTCCGGTTCGACTCGGCCGTCTCGGAATCGCTCTTCATCCTGACAAGGGACTCCTCTTCGAAGGTCGGTATGATCTTCCGGATATGCCGTTCGATGTGGAAGACGATCCGTTCCCTATTATCAGTCAACACAATATCGACGTGATGGAGAGGTGGGTCGATGGAACCGAAAGCACCCCACGCGGACTGCGACTCGTGTCCTCTTCAACATGAGGGTTTCGCAGCAGGAACGGGACCGGATAAGGCGGCAGTTGTCATTGTCGGCGAAGCTCCGGGTGCCCAAGAGGTTCGTAACGGGACGCCTTTCACGGGGCCAAGCGGGCAGCTCCTCAATCGTATCCTGGCGGTACACGGAATCAATAGGGAGGACGTATATGTCACAAACACGGTCCTCTGTCGACCCCCAGGGAACGCAACTCCACCGAGTAACGCGGTTCGGGCCTGTCGACGTAGATTGGTTGAAGAGCTCAAGTCACACCAACCCGAGAAAGTTCTGGCGCTTGGCAATACAGCGGCACAAACACTCCTATCAAGTCGGACAGGTATCACTCAACTACGCATTGAACCGCCGGTTGAATCTAAAGAGTTATTGGGAGCACTCATTGTCCCTACGTTTCACCCCGCAGCCGCACTCCGTAACGGTGACTATCTCCCTTCCATTGACCGAGACATCAAGAAGCTTACACAAGTTCAAGTCGGCTATGAGCACACTAAGTTCGGAGTTGTCGACGACGTCAATCAAGCAGTGGATCAGCTACAGACTCAAAGACATCTAGCAGATGAACTACTTACACTTGACATCGAAGTAGACGTTGACGACATGCGACGACTCGATCCTAAGAACCCGTCAATGCTCTGCCTAGCTATCAGTGATCAACCAGGACGTGCTATGGTCTACACCGACAACGTCTGCAACGATCCATACTTCCAGAAGCATCTCAACGACGCCTTCAAGTCAAAGAAGTGGGGCTTCCAGAACGGGAAGTTTGACATCCAGTTCCTGTGGGGCTTGGGTGTTGAGGACGCCCGCGTTGACGAGGATACGATGTTGATGCACTACGCCACGGACGAGAGAAGAGGTACGCATGACCTGGAGACGCTCGCCCTGGAAGTACTCAACGCACCCCGTTACAAGACGTCCGCGCGACAATACCTACCGTTCAAAGGGGCCAGCTACCGCTTCATACCTCCGAATGTACTCTATCAGTATTGCGCATCCGACACCGACGTCACCCATCGTTTGGTGGCGCCCCTAAAGGAGGAGATGGCATCAGATGGAGTCGAACATGTTTACCGCACGCTTCTCATCCCAGGATCGAACGCCTTGGCTAGAACTGAGTACGTCGGGATCAAGGTCGACCGAGGAAGACTTGGCGACGTTGGCAGAGATCTTGAAGCCGGTATTGAAACGGCTGAATCTGCTCTCAGACGATGGGTCGACAATCCACGTTCACCTCAACAGGTACGAGCAAGTCTTGACGGACTCGGAGCCGACGTCGACAACACCACCAAGGAAACGCTCCAGCTCCTAAAGCAGAAAGGAAACCGAGAGACAAGAGAGTTCTGTACCCTGCTACTTGAGCATAGACGTCAGAGCAAGTTGTACTCAACCTATGTGAGAGGACTACAGCGAAGTCTAGTCCGTAGTCGAATCCATCCTTCATTCTTGCTCCATGGTACTGAGACAGGCCGTCTCAGTTGTAGACGTCCGAACCTACAGAATGTGCCATCGGACAGCATCATTCGTAGTCTGTTCGTAAGTGGTCCAGATAACGTACTACTCCAGGCAGACTACAGTCAGGTTGAGTTCCGCCTAGCAGGTATCCTTTCCGGAGACGAATGGTTGATCAACCAGTTCGTCGAAGGACGTAACTTCCACGAGGAGGTGGCTCTAGAACTATTCGGACCTGATTACACAGACCTAGAGAAGCTTCGTGCAAAGGCGGTGAACTTCGGAATGCTGTACGGTCGTGGAGCTGCCTCACTAGCAGGAGAACACGGAGGCAGCTTCAACTACTGGCAGCAACGAATCAATGACTGGTTTGCTCGCATGCCCAGAGTGAAGGAGTATCAGAAGGGTCTGGAGCAACAGATCAAGGAGCGGGGATACCTTGAGTCATACTTCGGAAGGAAACGGCGCTTCTGGCTTGTCACAAAGGAGAACTGGCAC